GCAATGTTACACTTGTGACAGTTTGTAAGTCGTTTGTGGGTGGTTACTTAAGATGGTAACACAAAACGGCGTTTTTCACCGGTTTTTATAGAATGGGACATTATACCCCAATTATGTGGGTTATTTGTTGTCTATGAACCGCCGTATGGACGGACGTATTTTCCCAGTAATCACCACTGATACTACTATATGTTGTGGGTATGCTGGCCTTGACCCCCTACGGGTAGTACCCTTCGTCCTATAACGGGACTCCGGCTGGGGCCCCTTTTTTGGACCCCATCCACAACAAAAATCCAGTATTTGACACTTTTGACAACTTAGAAAGTCCCGTCAAGTGGAACTTTCTGCAAAAAATAATAAAAAAATTTTCGGATTCTCTTTTAAAAAGCTGGTATATGGGGATATAGTAGAAGGAATCTTTTTATGCAGAAGGTTCATACACATCGTTTTAATGGCAGGAAATATACCATATCAGTGGATGAACCCTATGATGGCATCTGTGCTCCGCCCAAGCGTCCTAAGAAACATAAACCATATATCGACATTCCAGATGGATTGCCACATGGGAATCAAAGGAGAGCCAGATTAGGTCTTATAACATTACTTCATGAATGTATGCACGCCGAATGTTGGAAAATGAGCGAAAAACAAGTGGACCAGATAGCCAGAGATATAGGACGATTACTCTGGCGATTAGGATATAGAAGGATGAAGCGGTGAGGGTTCTACTGGTTTTATTGATTATAGCGTGTGTAGCACGTATATGGTACTTAATTAAGAGGATTAGAGATGGCATATGAGAAAGAGATAGAGAAGCAGATAGCGAAGCACGGCGGTCTTACTGAAGCTGCACATCAGGCAGCCCTGAAGAAGCAGGAGAACAAGAACAAGGCCGTAGCTTCAACGATGAAGCAGAAGGAGAACTGGGCACAGCGGCTGAAACGGAAGGTGAAGGCCCATTTCAGCGAAGAGAAGGCCAAGAAGAAACTGGCTGAGGATTTGCGGAAGATGCGTCTGGAACGTAAGCGGAAACAGGATGAAGCGATTATAGCGAGAGCACGGAAGCGGGGAGCCAGGATATGAGACACTTCACAGAGGAACGTATCAGGCAGATTTATGCCAACATCCCTATTAAGAATATGCCGTTTGAAGAGTTCCGTAAGCAGATTATAGAGAAAACGAACCCGCAAGGCATGATGCGAGATGCCATGCGGATAGTTGCGAATAAGAGGATGATTGATAATGCAGATAGATGATAGAATTAAATTCTCTATACTTGATAGCGTATTTAAAGACATTATTAAAGCGTCCGGTACTTTAATAGGCCATATATACGGGAAATTGTGGTTAATAAAACCTGATAAACATGAACGTCTGTCAGGTGATAATATAATGATACATGAGAACAATATTCAATGTGAACAATAAGTTATTATAAGGGGAATAATGATGTCAAGTGCCGTAAGAACTTCTTCTGAGGATAGGATTTTACGAGAGAGGAATCCTGTTTGGGAAGAGAAATTAGTATTTTCATTTGAGAGCGGAGATACAACGGAACAAACTATTGATGTTCCCATTAATGGGGTATGTCAGAAGATTACAGTTAAATGTAGTGCTGCGAGTGGGGCAGTTGTTACTGCCACTGTAGCCGTAGATGATAACAATGATGATGAGATGTGGTCTGTATCTGCATTGGCCGAGAGTACGCTGTATAAATATAATGTTAATGAGCCGTTGAGTGGCACTATAACTATCGGCGTAACGCCGAGTACGGACCCGTTGTCCGATTATACTGTAACTGTAACTTTGCGGGGTGTATAATGAAGCAGAGATTTATAGTTCCGCAGATAGAGACGGGACCGGACACTGTTCTATATTATAAGTTATGGGCAGGATTAACTTCTCCTGGGAAAGTCTTTGACTATAGTTTGAATGGTAATCTTGGTACAGTTGTTCATGCTCCTCCGCCTGTATATCCCGGATTTAGATTTGACGGAGCTAATGATTATATCAACACTAATAATACTTTTCAGTCTACATTTCAGGGTAGTTTTTCAGTTAGTGCGTGGATACGACCTGATGATGGTTTACCAGCGGCAACAGAGTATTTTATAGGTGGTAATGATGAAACGGCTCCGTTTAATTGGCTTGGATTGGGCATTACCAATACTGGCATCTTAATCTTTGTTTATGGTGCGAACAGTAATTCCGCACAATTCAGAACATCAGGTGCTGTGTTTTCTAATGGTCAAGAGGACTGGCATCATGTTATGGCAGTAGCGGATAGTACCATAGGTGGAAATTATGGATTAGTAGTGTATCTGAACGGCATATTACAAACGGCAAATCCCGCATATAAAGGCGACACTTCTGGTATTACTTTTGCAGATTATTCTTCACCGATTATTCCATATATAGGTGCACTTAATAAGAACGGGGTGTTGAGTAATGAATTTACCGGCCTTATAGATGATGTTATGTTTTTCAATGCGGCACTGTCGGCACAACAGATACGTAGTATTTTCGAGTCCACGAGATGGAGATATGGAGTGTAATATGAAATTCAGGATGTTAATTTATTGTCTTGTTGCGGTATTTATTTTTATGCACATCAAACTTCCAGTGGTAGTAAATGAAGTCGCTCCGTCTGTAGTCTACATAGAAGCTGGTAATGATTATTATTCTGCAAGATGGTCCGGTTCTGGCGTGATTATTGACGAGCGTGGTTTGATACTAACAGCGAAGCATGTACTTGAAGGTGCAGAATGGGTTAGAGTAACATTGCAGAATAATGATGTATATGAAGCGACTAATTGGATAGTGGACCCGAATGATGATGTCGGTGTATTACAGATAGCGACACTTGAAGATTTATCGGCAGCTACATTTGAGCATGTTGGATTGCCTGATTATATAGGACAGAATGTGTTTATTATAGGTTATCCATTCGGTCTGTATTCTACGAATAAAGGCATCATATCTAATGTGGGATTGTCAGAACCGTTCTTCGGAGTAGAAAAAATGCTACAACTTGATATAGCTGGCAATCCAGGTAATTCCGGTTGTCCTGTATTTGATGTGAACGGTGATGTCATTGGTATTTTAGTCGGTGGAATATATGGTGGGGATGGAATGGCTTTTATTACATCGGCTGATACTTGTAAGAAATTAGTGAAGGAATATGTCGAGAGCTATCCAGAGAATTTACGAGAAAAAGGGGTTGAAGCCCCCCAAGTGTATTGCTGGTCGTAAGCATCATACAGCAGCTTTTCACAACATTGTTGCCGGGATTAAAGCATCCGGGAAAGCAGACGGTGTGAATCCTTATGCTATAGCTGCCGCTAAGTTAGGTAAAAAACGGATGTTTAAATAATGGCAAAAAAGAAACCTAAAACAACTCGTGGGAAAAAAACCAGGGCTGGACAATTATTGTCTCAGTTTCTCAGGTCTATAGCCGAGGAAAAAACGGAAGTAGAGACGATAGACGGCTCGGATGAGATGGTTACTAAGGCCGAGGCTCTTGCTCGTAAGATGTGGCGTATGGGTCTTGGCTATACAGAAGAAGTAATTAAAAACGGCGTGATAACAGAAATAAAACATCCGCCGGATAAGAGTATGATACATCTGTTGTGGGATAGGATAGAAGGTAGAGCGGGATTAGCTGCCGATGCCGGGGATAAACCCACTACGGCAGATAAAGTTTCTGAACAGGGCAAAAAACGAATAGCGGAAGCCGGTGGTATTAGTGTTCCAGACTAAGCAAAAATTAATCGACCTTCTCAATATAATAGAAGGGTCGAATTTCTTTGTAAATGATGAAAAAGATTCTGTCGATGATGTCTACAATCATTTACGTACTTGTGTTAAATATGTACTTTTTGAACGAGACGCTTTAATACGGGAAAATAAATATTATCAGCGTTTGTTAAAAGGCGATGATAGCAACTGAAGAAACAATTAAACCTGTTCTTGCAGAACCGTTTCCTAATACGCCACGATTCTGGAAAGACCCAAAGACCAGTATTATGGTTCCGAAACAAGAACAGGAAAATATCGAATGGCGTACTAAACTTTTAAAACAGGCCGAGAATGACATCATTCTTCAAAATGATTTAATGGCGGCCTGTAAAGAGTCATTGCTATTTTGGGTTAATGCCTTTGCATGGACGTATCACCAGTTCGATGTTGACCCGGAAACAGGCAAACGAATTGATGCCATCAATACTCATATGCCATTTGTAACATGGACTATACAGGATAAGTTATACGATGATTTTGAAAATTGTATAAAAGTCGGCGAGGATATTCTCATTGATAAGTCCCGTGATATGGGTGCAAGTTGGTGTTGCGTAGGATTTCTACATTGGATTTGGTTATTTATGGAGAATAAACAGTTACTTGAATTGTCTCGTACCGAACCATATGTAGACCAAGCCGGGAATATGAAGGCATTGTTCCAGAAGCATGATTATATCAATGTATGGTTACCTGATTGGATGCGTCCGCCGCAATGTCTATATGGCGAAAAGAATCGTACTAAGATGCACATGGCGAACATAGTAACCGGCAGTACATTAGACGGCGAGTCTACTACACAACATGCGGCATCTGGCGATAGACGTTTTATTACCCTGCTTGATGAGTTCGCTAAAGTAGAAAAAGGTGCGTTGATGCGTTCTGCGACAAGAGATGCTTCTTATGTGCGTATTGTAAATTCGACACCGGCAGGTCCTGGTACAGAATATAGTAGATGGAAAAAATCGGGACAGATTAAAGTTTTCACTTTGCCATTTTGGGAGCATCCAGATAAAGGTAAAGGGAGATATGTAAAAGAAACCGATACGGGTAAATATGAGATATGTTCTCCCTGGTTCGATGAAGAAGAAAAAGTACGTTCTCCAAAAGAATTGGCCCGTGAAATTTTGATGCAGGATGTTGAATCTGGTGATATATTCTTTACCATACACAATATAGATAAACATATAGCATTATGGGCACGGGAACCATTAACTTGTTGGAATATAGAACTTAAAAAAGGTATAGCTAAAGAAGCCTTTAGAGATATATTACGAAAACGAGACGCATCTTCTGTAATACAAAGACGAGCCAAAAATGGTAAATTAAGAGTGTGGACCAATCTGATACTTGGTCGTCCAGACCAGACAAAGAATTACATTTTTGGCATTGATTTAAGTAAAGGACAGGGAGCATCGAATTCGGTTGTTTCCATTAAATGTAAAGAAACAGGTGAGAAAATAGCCGAATGGAAAGATGCTAATACACCACCTTATGAAATGCCATATGTGGTGGTTGCATTGGCATTGTGGTGTGGCGGATGTAGACCACAAAGATTGCCATTTATTAAATGGGAAAATAATGGACCTGGTTGGGATTTTGGAAGAATTATAGTTAAAGAACTTCATTATCCATATTATTATAGACATATATCACCTGGAACTATAGTTGAAAAGAAGAGTGATTCATATGGCTTCCATACTGACAGACAATCAAAATACGAGTTACTGTCATTATATGACAGGATGTTGGCAAATGGTGGATATATAAATCACTCTCGTGAAGGTTTAGAAGAAGCTAAAAATTATATTTATTATAAAGACGGTGGAATAGGCCCGGCCTGTATGGTAGAAGAAAGTTCATCGGCACGTAAGACACATGGTGATATTGTTATAGCCGATGCTTTGACTCTTGATGATAAAGATTTGCCTAAAATCAGAATTAAAGAAGATGACAATATTCCGGTTAATTCTACTGGATATAGGTTTCGGGAAGCTATTAAAGCCAAGAAAAAATTACGTGAAAAATCATGGCGTAAAGCATTTGATTTTACAAGAGGTATAATATAATGAGTGATACAACCACTCCTGGAAAAATGCAACTTGCGGTAAAAAGCGGCTTTGAACGAATGAAAAATTATCGACTGGCTACTGCCATGTTTGTACGGGAATATGCCGGTTCTTATTATAGACAGCAAAAAGGATTAACTGGTGATGAACCGATTAATCTTATATTTCGTGCAATAGCTACTTTTGTTCCGAATCTTGTGATGAAGAATCCGATTAATCAAGTTGTAACTCCGTTTTTACCGCATAAACCATATGCAGAATTGTTGTCTCTGGCGTTGAATTCTGTTGATAGACAGATTAGACTAAAAGAAATTCTACGTGCGTGGATTACATCAGCATTTTTCGGATGGGGTATTATTAAAGTAGGACTTGCGGCTAAAGGAGAAATGCTTCAGTTTGATGACATCTATATAGACCCAGGTCAAGTATATGCTCAACTCGTAGACCTTGATGATTTCGTACTTGACCCGACTTGTAAGGACATCAGAAATGCTAATTTTACAGGTCATTTGACTACTATTCCACGACAGTATCTTCTCGATGTCGATGGATATAATCATGATTTAGTAGCGAGATTGCCTAAATCAAAAATGATTACGAGTGAAAAGAAAGCATCTGATATTACGATACAGAACCTGAATAATGATGAGATGACGACCTTGCAGGATTATGTGGATGTCGTAGAATTGTGGGTTCCACAGGCAGAAGCTATAGTAACAATCCCGGACCCACGACAGATTGTATTTGAAGATTATATCCGTACTGCCGAATATAATGGTCCGGCAGAAGGACCATATGTATATTTATCGTTCACTCCACCTGTTATTGGTAATCCATT